ATCATTTAGTTCCAACTACGCACTTGGCATTTTGGAGCAAATTCGACATAAAAAAATAGATGTGTTTTACATAAAGCCAGATTCCGATTTGCTGGCTGAAATCCCCCGTGCGCTAGATAAGATTACATATGGTGTCTTGCAGGAATATGCGCGCTCGGGACTTTTACATAGTTTTACTATTATTTCTAATGCAGATGTGGAGAAGTCCATGGGAAATACGATTCCCATCAAGAATTTTTATGATTCTTTAAATAAGACCATTGCATCAGCCATCCACTTTATAAATTACTTCAACCACAATGAACCGGAAATCGGCAACATCAGCCGGCCTAAAGAAATCAATCGCATCCGTACAATTGGTTTTAGCACCGTGGAAAAACTTCAAGAAAAATGGTTCTTTGAGCTTGACAACCCACGCGAGATATGTTATTATTTATGTGTAAATGGTAAAAAAATGGAGAACGATGGTGGTTTACATAAACGCATTGTGGAGAACCTGAAAAGGAAAAAATCAAATGTTTATTTACGCCACTCATACGCTATCTATGAAACTTTTCATGAACAAGACTTTGGGCTTTGCGTTGCCCACACTAACGCAATACAACAAAATACTCTTGACAACTTAGAATAAGAGTGTTATATTACCCATCATAAAGGAGAAAACATTATGGGAATCGACATGGAGCTTATGCGCCGCAAGCTCGCAACTTTGCGCGGTGAAGGAGGGTATGATGGACCATCACATTGGTTCAAGCCCGACGAGGGAGATACGGATATCCGTATTGTTCCAACAGCGGATGGAGATCCGTTGAAGGAGATGTTCTTCCACTATAACGTGGGGGATCACAGAGGAGGCGTCCTTTGTCCGAAGCGAAACTTCGGAGAGCGCTGTTCAATTTGCGAATTCGCCTCACAATTGTGGCGCGAAGGGAGCGATAACAACGATGAGGAAACCAAGAAGCTGGCTAAGTCACTTTTTGTCCGCACGCGTTATTTCTCTCCCGTCGTTGTTCGCGGTCGTGAAGACGAAGGGGCCAAGATCTATGGTTATGGAAAGCAGGCGTATGAACTGCTTCTGGGCTATATCCTTGACCCCGAATATGGTGATGTTACCGACGTGCAGGAGGGCACGGATATCACTCTTACTTACACAAAGCCCAATAAGCCGGGCGCATACCCCCAAACAAGCTTGAAGATGCGTAGAAACACTTCGCCACTGCTGGAGGATACCGAAGCCATCCCCGCCCTCCTTGATGGCATCCCGGAGTTTGAAGGTCTTTTCGACCGACTCACACCGCAGCAAGTAGATGCGATCCTCGACGAACAGCTGGCTGGCAACGCAAGTGCCGAAAGTCGTTCGTCTGAGGTTTCAGTGTACGGCACCAACGAGACGAATAAGGTCGACCGTGCATTCGATGAATTAATGTCAAGTTAGTTCTCGGGCTTGTGGGAAGAACCGATGGCAGAGCGGTTTAAAGGAATACTCTGCCGCATTTTTATACTTACAGGGCAAATATATGAGTAAAACCAGAATCAAAGAACAGTGCTTGCTTTTGCGATTGGTGTCGGAATTGAAAAATCGCACCGTTGTAACCGACATAAAAAGCGAATTTTATGGAAAAGTAGACTTTAGGGTTGATACTACGGCTGACTTTTATCACGAAACATATCACGATGCTGAGCGAAAAGAAACCTCTAAATACCAATTAGATCAGGTTAGAATTAAAAGCATTGGTGGAAAAACTTACGAGAAAAGATACCAGTCAATTAAGAGTCGAGGTATAGCAGAGGAGGTGGTAAGTTTAAAAGATTTTAATCCACATTCTCTTTTTGAAGCCACAACTGCCGATGGAAATGGTCGAGTAATTACTGGAGAGGCGGTCACAACAGCAACGGGTGACGTTGTGGATGTACCACATTTTATAATCACAGATAAAGATCTCTGCAATCTTATTCGCCGGCGAAAGAAGTTTTTTCAAAATAAGATGAATGACCGATTGCCGGGCGATGAATCAGACCCGGAAGATATTAAGGACTATATACGCGAAGAAATCCAGCTTGAGGCGGACCCTGACACTAAGACGTTTAAGACTTCCCTTATCGATGAAGTCTACGAAATGACTAAAAATTCTAGAACGAGGTCTACAATTAAAAACTGGGTCACGCAAGTTTACAAAGAGCGCTACCAAAACGAGGCAGGAATCACGTGCTGGAAGCCACAAGACAAAAGATATGCCGCCGTACGTCGCGCCTTAGAAAACAGCGATGTTCCGAATATTATAGGAAATTGGGAAAACGACTTTGATTTGGCGCACAAAAAATATGTCATTCATGCGAAATCTACCAACAAGGGAAACCTAGAGAAAGATTTGGGTACCCGAATGGTCGCAAAAGAACACAACAATGATTCTAAAAAAGCAATCTGTGTATTTTACACAGAAGCAACAACCCAGAAGAAAGTTGCAGCCGCACAAGTGGAGGCTTTTTCTAAGCTAAGCAACGTACAGGCTGTGTATGACTTTTATAATCACATGTTTGCTTTGGGTCAGATTAAAGGTTTAGATAGTGGTCGCCTGCTTACCCGCGATGACTCGCAGAGGGCTAAAAAATCCCTTGAAAACATTTCGGAACTTAATACAAACGCAGCAAAATAATGAAAACACCACTCCGGTACCCCGGTGGTAAAACACGCGCAGTAAAGCATATTCTTCCGCACATCCCCAAAGATGTTGAACGACTGTGTTCACCTTTTTTCGGCGGTGGTTCAGTAGAGTTGGCAATAGCCAACCGCGGCACCGCAGTGCGAGGATACGACAAGATGAAACAACTTGTTTGGTTCTGGCAGGCGCTGTGTGGCGACAATAATCGCTTGGCCAACGAGGTTCAAAACCTCCAAGAAGAGTATGAGATTAGAAGCGGCGAGACAGTAAGGGGCTGTTCAAAAGAGTCTTTTCATCAGTACCGCGAAGATCTAAAGACAGAATCCTTCATGTTCTCATACGAGAGAGCGGCGAAGTATTATGCAATCAATCGAGCCAGTTTTTCGGGAGCCACATTTAGCGGCGGGTGGTCAGAAAAGGCATCCTACGCTAGATTTACCGACTCGTCGGTTCAAAGGTTGCGAGACTTCGAAGCAAAAAATTTCAGAGTAGATTATGCAGATTTTGAGGATGCAATAAACTACCACCCAAAAGCTTTTCTGTACCTCGACCCGCCTTACATGTTGAAAGGTTCGCAGAACTCCCTCTATGGAGTTAAGGGGGATCTACACGATTCCTTTGATCATGAAAGGTTGTATTCTTTGTTGACAAAACGAACAGGATGGGTTATGTCTTATAATAATTGTCCGAAGATACAAAACATGTATTGCGAACAGAAGATCATCGAAGCTGAATGGGTTTACGGAATGAACAAAAGCAAAAAATCATCAGAAATTATTATTGTAGGATAAGGAGAACAATATGAAGACACCAGCAGATCACGGTAGCGCTAGCGAGTCACGGACCGCGAATCGTTTAAACGAATATTATGCGGTAGAGGGTCTTTCTTTTAGAGCAACAGCGGAAGGCGGCTCGTCAAAGAATAGCGACATTAAAGTGGTTAACACTGAGACAGATTCCACAGTATTTTCAATTGAAGACAAGAATACGAATAGCAGCCGCACTGATTATGGACAATTTACGATTGCATACGATAAGAGCGCTGGTTGGACGCAGGCGACCGGTCTAAATAATCCTGTGCTAGTACAGATATTCTCAGTAATGAAGCCGGAATTAGATAAAGAATGGTGGGGGGAGATTCCGACCGGTCAGCGCCTGAATGAAGCGGAGGCGAGACAATTTTGGGAATGCTTTGAGCCGGGTAGAGGACGAAGCTTGAAGTCCGGACAAATAAAGACAATCCCAATTCACCCAGCCCATATCGATGCATATTATAAAGATAAGGGTGACTCCTATATAAAGATCGGAGATCACGTGTATGGCTTGACCGAGGACGCGCAACTTCCGTCGCTATCGAGCATGACAACGCAAGCATACGCAGTTTTCAGGATGAAATATCACAAGAGGAACCACCACTCTTACACAGTAGCGCTCAGGTTAAATTGTCATGGCGATGATACTACCAGTTTCGATAGTGCTAAAAGAAAATTACACCTTAATGGTTGACGTACCGGGTACGGCGTGTTATAATAAATCTATCAAGGAGAGCATATGGCAAAAGCAAAGCCAGGTCGCGTAGCGATGCAAGACCTAATGAAATTGGTTAATAAGAAAGCCGGCAGACATGTCGCACAC